AGAAAGGGCCGGCGATATTGCCGGCCCCTCAGGATTAGGCTTTCGCGACCAAGAACGAGATCACGATCGTGCCGTTCAGGGCGGCCGAGGCGTGAATGTTCTGGATGACGATCACGACGCTGTTCGCGCCCGGGGTAACGCGCGTCACGGTCGGCGTACCGGCCGTCGCGGTACCATACGCAACGCTCGCAAACACCATATCCGCAGCCGCAATCGAGCTGTTGGTCAGGGTCAGCGTGTACGTGGCGCCAGCCGCCGTCGTCAGGGATTCCGACGTGATCTTGCCGGAGTCTTTGGCGAGCGTCGCGGCGCCGCCAGAAGCGGTAGCCGTTTTGGTGCCGGTATCAACCTGAAGCGCACCGCCCGAAATGAGGCCGGTCGCGGTGACCGTCGTGCCATTCCAGTTGGTGTTCGAATTGTCAGCGGCATACAGCTCCGTGAAATTCGACTGAATCTTCGACAGCGCAACCGAGAGATTCTCGTTGGCCGTCAAATCTAACTGCTGTTGAGCCATGGTCTTTCTCCATTTATCAAACAAAAAGACGGGGGCCGAAGCCCCCAGTCAGGAGAAGCCTTAGCCTTCGATCACGAAGATGATGGCCTTGGACGTGCCGCACAGCGTGGCGCTGAGCGTAACGGTCCACACACCTTCACCGACGTTCGCCTGATTGAACAGGATGTCCGAAGACGTCTCGACAGACAGCGTCGAAGACGTTTCTTTGGTGCTGTTCGCAGCAGCCATGCCAACCAGCTTGCCCCAACGGATCGTGTCGGTTTCATTGAGAACCGAGATACGACGCGGCTGGAAGCCGAGGTTGATGATCACCGCATCACCCGTCGAGGTGAAATTGCCGGTCGTGAGATTCACGACACCAGCCGAGGTAATGCAGTTCGCAGCCAGCGTGCCGGCGCCGATGTAGGTGGTCGGGAACGACGAGCCAGAGATGGTCGTGTCAATATACTTGGTAGCCATTTTTATCTCCTAGAAGCTGAATGAAGAAAGAGGGGGCTTGCGCCCCCGTCAATCATTAGGCCGTCGCAGCGACCTCAAGGCGAGCCATGAAGGCTTCCTGAAGGATGACCGTGGCAGTCCACAGCTTCCAACCGACCGTGCCGCGCTGAGCGAGCGGATCGCCCGGAGCCGGCTTCGGATTGACGACCATGGGGGTCATGGACGACTTGCCCTTGAGCGGGACGATACCGAACGCATCGCGGCCGAAGTAGAGGACCGGATAAACGTCGGCGTAGGTGCCGCTGGTGGAGCGCATCGAGCCCTTGGTCGAACCCGTGGCGGCGTCAGCCCACGGGCTGATGACCGTCGAGGTCAGATAGCGGACCTGCTCGACCGAGCCGATCTCGCCTTCGAACGGGGTCGTGTGCGGGCCGTAATCCGCAACCGCCTTGAAGCCCGTCATCGAACGAATGTCGGTTTCGAGGTCCGGGTGGCAAACGGCCATGTAGGACGCTTCGACCGATTTCGTGTTGAAGTCAGCGGAGCTGGCGACAACCTGCGAAATCTTCTTGGCGTTCTGGCGGTTCAGGCCAGTCGTGACGCGACGCTGATCAGCCAGCGAGATCGCGGCGGCGACCGTCGTGCGGCCCGCAACGCTGTTGGCGTAGAACACGTTCGTGCCCGCCTTCAGGACGTTGAAGCGCAGCGTCTCAACCGTAACGGCAGCCTGCTCGCCAAGGATATCCGTGGCCTGCTGGAGAACCGGGTCGGTGTGCGTGTCGATCACGACGTCCGTGATGGTGACGAAGTCGCCATACTGATTCAGCGTAACCGTATAGTCCTGATTCGCGAGGCGCGAGCCAGCCGGGGTGACGCCCTCGATCAGGGGAGTCGTCGCCAGCGGGATGTAGAACGCCGAACCCGCGGACTGCGTACCGGCGGAACCGCCAGCGCCCGACAGGAAGTAACGACGGAACTTCGCGGTCTGCGTGGAGTTCGTCGGCAGCGGGTAGGTCTGACCAAACTTTTCGAGATGCAGGTAAGGCATCGCGCGCTTGAGCATACGCACCACGGAATAAGCGGCAACCGCAGGTGAAATATCACCATAAGACGTGACAGCACTCATGTTTTAGCTCCTTGAGAGTTCAAAGTTTCTCGGCGAATGACGAAAAGGCTGACTCGAAATCATTCGGGTCTTGGCCAGCAATCACTGCCGAACGCTTGGAACTGACCGGGGCCAGAGCAGCAGCCGCTTGTTTGGTCGCTGTAGGCAGTTCAGTTTCCGATCTTTTAGTGGCTGGCGCGGCGCGCGTTGACGCACCGGATGCCTGCCGATAGCGATCAATGAGGTCAGCAACCTCATCCACCGTTCCTTGTTTTATAACATGATTGTATGCAGCCTGCAAATAGGCGGGCTGTTTACCGACCCAGTCGATGACCTTATCGCGCACATCATCATAGTCATTGACGGTGGCATGTAGATCATTGAGGTGCGTTCGTTCAGAAAGCGTGCGGACCATGTCCATGATCGGCATGAACTCTTTGGCCACTTCCTGAAACACATAGCCGACAACATCACGATATTCCGCCCGACGTTTCAGGGCGTCAGCACGCGCTATATCGGGCCATTCTTTCTCGAATTCCTGAAGGAATTTAACTTCCTCATCATTGTAATAAGACTGCTGTTGCTGGTCAGGCGGTACCTGATGCGTTTCAGCAGCCGGCGGCTCTTTCTCTTTAACGATGCGCGCAAAGCGATCAAGAAGCTCGTCATCAGAGAGTTTTGCTTGCGCCGGCGGCGCCTCGTCCTGCTCATCCGATTCCTCCGTAGATTCGTCGGACTCCTCAGTTGATTCAGCACTAGATGTCTCATCCGCCGGAGGCGGTTCATCAACGGCCGGCGTTTCATCAGCCGCCGGAGTCTCGGCCGCAAGAGCCGTCAAATCTTCCGGGGGATTCTGATCGCCAAGTTCCGCCAACTTCTCAAAAGCAGCAGCAAAATTATCGGTTTCAGTGGCGGCTTCGGCTTCAGATGACATGGACTACTCCTATGTTTGAGGACGGATGCTGGGGCGCGTCAGCATCCGAATGAGGTTGGAATACGTTTGCGCCTCGGCTTGATTATACAAAATTCGGTCTTGTGCGGCGGTCACCAGATTATTCTTGGAGTCTTCAAGAAGCAATCCGAGCAAGTCCATGAACTGCTGAACTTCATATGTCCCAGCACGTTCCTGAATGGCTTTGACCAACTCAGTCTGCGCTACCCTCCGGTCCACCTTCATTCTCCGCCTCCGGCTCCACACTCTGCTCAAGCAAATCCAACGCTGCCGCGATCGTCGCGGCCTCCGCATTTGCCGTGTTCTTCTGACCCTGCGCGATATTCTTGTACGCGTCGGACATTGTCTTACGGACCATTGCCGCCGCCTGTTCAGCCTGCTGTTGCTGCAAGGCTTCTTGAGCCTGCGACGCCTGCTGCTGACGACGCTTCGCCTCATCCGCCGGCACGAGCAGATCACCCAGATCGCGGACCTTGACGCGCGCTTCAACCAGTTTGCGCTCATCGATGTGCATTGCTTCGGCCGGGGTCAGCGTCGCCGCCAACTGATCGACCTGCATCCCGCGAATTTCCTTGGCGATCAACGAGGTCGCGCCGCGCGCGATGACGTTATAGTCGCCCTCCGGCGCCAGATCAGGATTGAACTTGCGATTAAACTGCACCAGCGCGTTGATCATCGACTGCGTGAAGATGTCAAAGTTGCGGATGATGTCCTTGAACGGCAGAGCCGCATCGCCGCGCATCATGGACGCGCCGGCAGCTGTACGCATCGGCTCACTGAAACCCTTCTCCATGTCGCCGCCGGTCGCCGGGCCAACAAAGGTTTCCATGTCCGCGAACTTCATGAACAGCTCGATCGTCTTCAGCAGATCGTCGAGATGCGCATCAATCGTCAGATTCCGGACAGCCGGCTGCATCGCATCCGGGCCAGTGCCCTCCCGGTACCAAATTTTGTAGGCTGAAGTCGACGTCAAATCTTGGTCGGGGCGCAGGAGGTCTGTGTTTAATTCCAGATTCGGCCCGCAAACGACGCTTGCATTGTCCAGCAGCATCCGCGTGGCGGCACTGATCGACATCTGAGAGTCCCGGACAACATTTGGCAAGCCATTCCCGACCGGACTTGTGTCGTCCTCGTCGAACAGGAATGTGTGAATGGTCTTTACGTCCGCCCCGATCTTTCGCCAAGGGTTCATGTCCGCTTTGATGATGTTGCCTTCGATCATCCAGACTTCGGCGTCGATGTCGTCCGCCAGCTTATCTTCCGGCACATCCACACCAGCCATCTGTAGGAACTGACCGCCAACCGGGCCATTCCAAACCAGAATCTCGTACTTGGTCGTCTCCGATTTCATCTCATTGACGTTGACCTTGACGCCCATGGCGCGCAGTTCCATCTCGAACGGCTGCGGGCGATAATTCCCCTGCGGGTGATTTTTCAGGTACTGCTTCACTTGGTCGGGGAAGAAGTCCGGGCGATCCGCCAGAGCGCGAATCTGCGAGCGCGACATGACAACCCGGCTGAAATAGCCGTCCATCTGCGCGAACGTCTTGGCCGACATATCCGGGTAGAAGTCCCAAATCGGCATGAACTCAAACATCGGCTTGTAGACCGTCTGCGTCACCGGCGCCGGCATCTGCGTCATCGGGTCGAACTGCCACCGCGTCGTCTGCGCCGTGCGCACAAACGGTCCCTTGAGGACACCAAGGCCATACAGGATACCCGACTGCGCGACCTTGCGCGCGAGCGAGACGTAATCGAGCGTCTGGTCCCCACCCAGCTCCTGAAGCTGGTCATCGATCAACACAGACAGGGCTTCGGCACGATCATTCGCCAGATTCTGGACCGCGCTCTTGACCATCTCGTCACTCAGCGCCGGCGGCAGCCCGGCTTCTTGGGCCTTTTGCATTAGCGTCTGGATCGCCTGCATCACGTCTTCCGGAGACATATCCGGTGACGGAGACGCTTGAAGCTGCCAGTTGCGCTCGTTGCCGGGGAACATCAGATTCATGATCCGCGACAGGACCGAAATACATTTGACGCGCGTGATGCGCGGGTATGCTTTCGACCGGTTGACCGACATCTCCTTCTCGATCTCCGGGTCGTACAGCCCGAGATACTGACGTAGATTTCTCAGCCATTTCAGCTCCGCGATGCGACGGTCCGACACATACTGCATGAACAGCTTGTCGAGGTTCTGGCCGAGCTGGCGCAGCTCCTCTGACCGAATCACCGGCACCGGCGCCGTCGCAGGGTCATTCACCATGACGTCCGGGGGCATCTGTTCCGCCGTCGCCGAGGCCGGGCCTTTGATGTCAGTCGTGATCATG